ATCTTCAGACTATGCTGTATCGAAGGGTTCAAGCCTGGACGAAATGCATATTGCGGTTATCGACGGAAGTGGTATTTGGTCGGGTGCTGCTGGAACTGTCCTCGAAACATTTGCATTTGTCTCTCAGGCATCTGATGCCGTGAAAGAAGATGGCACAAGTAATTATTACAAAACCGTTTTAAATACGCAATCGAAGTACATTTATCAACTCGCTAATGAGTCTACACTCACTGAAATTGGTTCCACCGCAACTGCTGCTGGTGCCGCTTTCGTGACAGGATCGGTAATTATTACCTATACGCTGGCGGGCGGTACGGATGTTGCAGTGACTTCTGCACACATTGTAACTGCACTGGATTATTTTGCGGATGCTGAAACAGTTGATGTAAATCTTCTGTTTGCAATTCCAGATAGCACTGGCGAAACAACGATTGCAGCAAAATTAGCCTCTGTTGCTTTTGGACGGAAAGACGCCCTTGCGTTTCTTTCTCCTCCGATTGTAGCGTCAACAGGCGCAACTCCAACAACGGCAGTAAAAACCTGGGTGACTCTTGCTCAGGCAACTGTATCCGGAGCTACATCCTATGTAGTGTATAATAACACCGCGCTGAAGGTCTACGACAAATATGCGGATGATTATCGCTATATCGGAGCCGGTGGTCATATCGCTGGTCTCTGCGCTCAGACGGATTCAGTGGCGGATGCTTGGTTCTCACCAGCCGGATTCAATCGTGGTCAACTTCTGGGTGTCACAAAATTGGCATATAATGCAAACAATGCTGATCGTGATACTCTCTATAAGGCTAACATTAATCCGATTGTTTCGTTTCCTGGCCAGGGCACAGTGCTCTTTGGTGATAAAACCGGACTCGTCAAACCTTCAGCCTTCGATCGTATTAACGTGCGCCGTTTGTTTATCGTTCTTCAGAAAGCAATTTCAACAGCTGCTAAATTCCAGTTGTTCGAATTCAATGATGAATTCACACGTGCACAGTTTAAGAATATTGTTGAACCTTTCCTACGAGATGTTCAAGGTCGCCGCGGAATCATTGATTTTGCGGTTGTCTGTGATTCTACGAATAACACAAGTCAGGTCGTCGATTCAAATGAATTCGTGGCTGAGATTTATGTGAAACCATCCCGTTCAATTAACTACATTACGCTCAGCTTTATCGCAACTCGTTCGAGCGTTCAGTTCTCTGAACTGGTTGGTTAATACTAATATCTAAACAAGGAGAAACAATAACATGGCAATTTTAGGAATTAATGACTTTAAGTCAAAACTCGTTGGTGGTGGAGCTCGCAATAACCTTTTCAAGGTGACCTGCAATTTTCCCGCCTATGCTCGCGGAAATGTCGAACTTGCATCATTCATGATCAAGGCCGCACAGCTTCCTTCTTCAATCATCACACCTATCACCATTCCTTTCCGTGGCCGCCAAATGCAAATTGCTGGTGACCGTCAGTTCGAGGCGTGGTCAATCTCAGTGATCAACGATACGGGTATGGAAATCCGTAATTCGTTTGAACGCTGGATGGGTGGCATTAACGGCAATGCAGTCAACACGGGACTTTCAAATCCTGCGGATTACACTTGCGATATGGCAGTCGAACAGCTGAATAAAGCTGGCGATGTTACAAAACGCTACGATCTTCGTGGTGTATTCCCATCAGCAGTATCCGCAATTGATCTGAGCTTCGACTCTGAAAACACAGTCGAAGAGTTCTCTGTGGAATTGCAGTTGCTGTATTGGGAATCAGCCCAATCGGAGTAATTTGTACCCTTTGGACGTTTGAATAAATATGAGTATGGGGGAGGAATGGTTTCTTCCCCATACTTCATTTTATAAATTATAATTATGCCGACCCTATTTGGATGGAAATTTGAAAAACTCAGTGACGCTGAACTGCGTGACAAACTTGACGCGCAGGCGGTTTCTTTCGTTCCTGCAACAACGGACGATGGCTCAACCGCCATTAGTACGGCTGGATATTATGGACAATATTTAGACCTGGATGGAGACTCGGCAAAGACGGATCAGGATCTGATTCGGAAATATCGTGTTGCCTCTGAGCAGTCAGAATGCGATCAGGCGATCGACGATATTGTTAACGAGGCAATTGTGAACGATCATGATGATCTTCCCGCCTCACTCAATTTAGAAAAATTAGAGCAGCCCGCATCGATCAAGAAACTCGTGAGAGCTGAGTTTGATCATATCTGTCAGTTATTGGATTTTAGCAATAACGCTCAGGACATTTTCCGTAAATGGTATATTGATGGGCGTATATTCTACCATATCATCGTGGACGAAACGGCTCCGCAGAATGGTATTCAGGAATTGCGTTACATTGATTCGATGAAGATTCGCAAAGTCCGAGAGATCAAGGATGAAGTTGATCCTTTGACCGGTGCAAAGATCATTAAAAATGTTGATGAATACTATCTTTATCAGGATAGTGGACTTCAGCGGTCAGACATTGGTCTCAAGATTAGTAAGGATGCAGTCTGCTATGTTCCTTCCGGAATACTTGATGCATCACGCAAACGTGTTCTCTCTGCTCTTCATAAGGCAATCAAGCCAGTGAATCAGTTGCGCATGATGGAAGACTCATTGGTCATCTATCGTCTTGCACGTGCCCCGGAACGCCGTATTTTCTATATCGACGTGGGCAATCTTCCGAAGGGTAAGGCGGAAGAATATATGCGTACGATCATGAATCAGTACCGCAATAAGCTGGTATATGATGCTCAGACGGGTGAGATTCGCGATGACCGCAAGCATATGAGCATGCTCGAAGACTTTTGGCTCCCGCGCCGTGAGGGTGGTCGTGGCACAGAAATTACAACGCTTCCGAGCGGAGACAATCTTGGCCAGATCGATGACATCGTCTATTTTCAGAAGAAGCTATATCGTAGCCTTAATGTTCCGATCGGTCGGTTACAAGACGCGGATGGCGGTATGTTTACAAATAAAACAACTGAGGTTGCTCGGGATGAGATTAAATTTCAGAAGTTTGTGGATAGATTGCGTAAGAAATTCTCGATTATGTTCTTTGAGCTTCTGCGTACTCAGCTAATTCTAAAGGGTATCATTACACTTGAAGATTGGCCACAATTTCGTGAGGATATCACTGTTGATTTTAGACAGGACAATCACTTTACAGAGTTAAAGGAATCCGAAATCTTAACGGATCGACTCGCTTTGCTTCAACTGGTGCAGCCCTACATTGGGAAATACTATTCGGATGGATGGGTCAGAAAAAACATTCTTCGTCAAACTGATGAGGATATTGAGATAATGGATGAAGAAATGAATGAGGACGGTTCGGCTCAGGCTGCTGAAGATCAAAGACAGGCTGAACTTGAGGCAATTGCGAACCCACAGCCCACAATGGCGCCTGTTGCAGAAGCATAATCTTATAAATAGAAGTAATATTGTAACATGGATACAAATCTCACATCAATGATCATGGCTCTTGCCACTGGCAAAGCTTCAGAGGCGAATCACTCATTTACTCGGGCAATGACTGAGAAGATGAATGCGGCATTGGATGAACGGAAAATTTCAATGGCAGGAGAGGTTTATAGTGCGGTTGAACGCCCAAGCGCTCCTGAAGTTAAATGAACTTTTTCGAAACAGTTCGTAAATTAAACGAAGGCGAGCATGATCTTGAGGATGACGCCATGGCCTCGAAGCATACCAAAGATGCACACGCATTTTCAGGAATGGGCGATCATGGTAATGCAGCACTGCATCATGGCGCAGCAAGTGTTGCTCATTCAGATGCTGCAAAGATGACGTACGATAAAAGCGTTCAGCAATATCATGGTTTGATGGCGGCTCATCATAAAACTATGAAAAGTTATCACGAAGCACTCGCATAAGAACTTTAATATGCAAAATTTAATTAATAGTGTTCTTTCGGTTATTGCAGAGGCGAAGGATGACTACGTGGATGGTTACAATAGCCCCGAGGGTCACGCGGAGCGTGCAAAGCGTGATGCAATAGGTGCAAAGGCAGATCAGCATAGCAAAGACGCCCACGAGTTCTCTTCGATGGATGATCATGCACAAGCGGAACTGTTTCATAAAGCCGCAAGTACTGCACATCATGCAGCTGCAAAGGCTTCATATACTCGTGCTAAGCTGCACTATCATGAGCATATGTCAAAACATCATGCCGCGATGGCGGCCCATCATCTCAGTCACGGGATTGCGGCAGCTCGACGCTCTCCGTAAAAGAGTAATAATTTTAAATGAACTTTTTCGACACTGCCCGTCAATTGCAAGAGGATCCAGATCATAGTGCTCGGGCCCATGCACATGGTCAGCTTGCATATGTTGATACCGAAAAAGGCGATCACACTCAGGCAGAAAAATCTCATCGCGTAGCAAGTATTATGCATGGCGTTGCGGCGAATCACCTCGGTTTAGGGGGAGACGAAGCAAAACGCAGCTATCATACAATCATGGCAAAGCATCATGAGGAGCTGCAGCAGCATCACAGAACATCTCGTACAAAATGAAACTCATCACAGAACATCTCGATAGCGACATCGGTTATATTACCGAAGGCATCGGCGCAGAAAAGAAAACCTTCGTTGAAGGCGTTTTCATGCAGGCTGAAAAAGCCAACCGCAATGGTCGCATCTATCGCTACAATGTTCTTGCACCAGCAGTTTCTAAATACGTTACAGAACAAGTTGAAACTGGTCGTGCCGTTGGTGAACTAAATCATCCAGATGGTCCCACGGTCAATCTCGATAAGGTCTCGCATCGCATTACCACTCTTAAGTGGGATGGTCATAATGTAATGGGTAAGGCTCTTGTTCTCAACACTCCGATGGGCAACATCGTAAAAGGTCTCGTTGAAGGCGGAGTTCGTCTCGGCGTTTCAAGCCGCGGTATGGGTTCACTGGAACGCAGCGGTAATGTAATGACAGTGAAGCCTGACTTTGTTCTTTCTACGATTGATATTGTTCAGGATCCTTCTGCTCCAGAAGCATTCGTGAATGGTATCATGGAAGGCGTTGAATACTTTGTTCGTGGTAATGAAATTATCGCTGAACGTATTCAGGCTGAAATTCATCGTACACCTTCCAAGCAGCTTATTGAAGCTCAGGTTCGTGTATTTAAAAACTTTCTGAACGAAATTGCCTCACGGTAATATTGTTCAATGTATAAAACTTTCTTTATGGGTAAAACTGAAGATGCATATAATGGTAACGTGAAATCATCTAAGGTGAATTGTGAATTAACTGAGACTGATATCAAGCATTCAATGCTGGGTGTCCTCTCTAAACTCCAACCACTATAATATTATAGTAGGCTATCTAAAATATATGTCATTAAAATCAAAAGGTCAAGTTGATCTCATTGAAGACATCACTGTTGAAGAACTACTTGCTGATGGACTCGTTGAAGACGTTGAAGTTTCTGGCGAGGAACAAGGCAAGAAGAAGCTTGATGACAAAGAAGGTACCGCGGATGCTCCAGTAGCAAATGCAGTACCGGTGGATGCTCCTGAAGCGGATCCTGTAAAACCAGAATTCGATGCAGTTGCAGCCGCTGTAAGTGCAGCACCTGTGGCGATGGCGCCACACACTCAGGGAGTTCCTGAGGCGCCGGCACTTGCACCAGATGTTCAAAAGGCAGCTGATTCAGTGAACGCAGCAATTGCTGCGGCTCCTAAAGCAGAAGTGCCCCAGACCAAAGCTGGACTCATTAATGCGATGTATCAGCATCTCTCAACAATGAAGACCGAGGATCTAGCGAGCGCCTACAGCACAATGACAACTCCAAAAGAGATGTCAAAGGCTGAAGACCCCGCAAAACCCGAGGACGATTCAGCAGAAAAGATGGCAGCAGAACCAGCGGCGGATGCACCGAAAGATGCAGAAATGCCAATGGCCGACGATGAAAAGGGTGAAGACGAAAAGAAAGAGAAAGAAGACGACGATGAAGAGGAAGTCAAGGAAAACCTTGATGTTCTTCTCCAGGCTGAAAAGTCACTGTCCGAAGCTTTCCGTTCTAAGGCATCTTCACTTTTCGAGTCTGCAGTAAAGACGAAACTTGCGGAAGAAGTCTCTCGCATCGAGGAAAATTACCAAACTCAATTGGAAGAAGAAACCACAAAAATGGCTTCAGCTCTCTCCGAGAAGGTTGATAGCTATCTTAGCTATGTGGTAAAGACCTGGATGGAAGAGAACAAAGTCGCAATCGAATCTGGTCTGCGTACCGAGATCGCGGAGAATTTCATTGGTGCGTTGAAAAACGTATTCAAGGAAAGCTACATCGAAGTTCCAGAAGGTAAGGAAAATCTTGTTGATACTCTCACCAAGAACGTTGCTTCCCTCGAAGAACAGCTGATGAAGGCCACGGAATCCAATATGAAACTCAATGAGTCTGTAGGCGCGTTAAAGCGCGAACAGATCCTTGCTGAGGCTTCAGTAGGTCTTGCTTCAACAGAAGCAGTCAAGTTCAATTCTCTTACATCAGAAATTGATTTTGAAGATGCAGAGTCTTTCACTAAGAAAGTTCAAGGCATCAAAGAATCGTTCTTTCGTAAGGTTGTTAAAGCAAAAGTACAAACAGAAGAAGCAGTCACTCTTAGTGAATCCAGTTTAGATGAAAATCTAAACCCATTAATGGCAGCATATTCTTCAGCAATTACCCGAACACTTAAATAATCTACAGTAGTAGATTTAAACTAAACTAACATGTATAATTCAGAATTACTTCAAGAGAAGTGGAATCCTATCATCAACCATAAGGATCTTCCTTCAATCAAAGACAACTATCGCCGCGCTGTTACAGCCGTGGTGCTGGAAAATCAAGAAAAAGCCCTCCGCGAAGAACGCTCGGCTAATTCTTTTCAATCATTGCACGAGGCAACTCCTGTCAATTCAGTGACCGCCGCCGGCGTCGCAAATTGGGATCCAATCCTGATCAGCCTCGTTCGCCGTTCAATGCCAAACCTGATCGCCTATGATATTGCTGGCGTTCAACCAATGTCTGGCCCAACTGGCCTGATCTTCGCAATGAAGAGCAAGTACGCAACACAGGATGGCACAGAAGCTCTCTTCAATGAAGCTGATGCTGGCTTCTCTGGTCTCAATTCAAGTGGTTCTGCCGTGGTCAACGGTGGTCCTTCATCTGGTTTGGGCGGTACAGCCTCCTCGATCGCTGCAACAGATGCTAACACTGATAAAGTCAGTGATGCATTCATTACTGGCGATGCAGGTGCTCATGGTATGACCACAGCGCAGTCAGAAGCACTCGGCGGTTCAGGTGCGGCTTTCGGCGAAATGGCCTTCTCAATCGAGAAAGCAACGGTCACTGCCCGTACACGCGCCCTCAAGGCCGAGTACACAATGGAACTCGCTCAGGACTTGAAGGCCGTTCACGGTCTCGATGCTGAGTCAGAGCTCGCTAACATCCTCTCGGCTGAAATCCTTGCGGAAATCAATCGCGAAGTCATTCGCACGATCAACATCAAGGCGATCCTTGGTGCACAGTCTGCAAATTGCACCGTCCCAGGTGTAGTTAACTTGACGACCGATGTTGATGGTCGTTGGTCTGTTGAAAAGTTCAAGGGTATGATCCTTCAAATCGAACGCGAAGCCAATGCAATTGCAAAAGCTACACGTCGTGGTAAGGGTAATTTCATCCTTTGCTCAAGCGACGTTGCTTCAGCTCTTGTTGCTGCTGGCGTTCTTGACTATACCCCAGCTCTTTCG